GCAAGCTGTTGGAGACATCGCTGACGTTCTCGGCTACGGCGCTCGAAAGTATAGCTCTAATAATTGGTGTAGGGGAACTGAGTGGGGGCGTTACTTTGCCGCGCTATGTAGACACCTCTTTGCCTGGTGGAGAGGAGAAGATAATGACCCCGAAACAGGACACTCTCATCTTGCCCACGCAGGATGCTGCCTCCTCTTCCTTATGGAATACCAACGAAATGGATGGGGAACCGATGATCGATTCACAGGACCCGACTCAGAAACCTTTACAAAAGGAGATGGAAGATAACAGCTAAAGCCTACTAGGACAACGTATCTCGAAATTGTATGATATTATTGTTTTTCTATTTGTTAAATTAGTCGTACCTTGATGAATCCAATGAGAAGGAAATACAATTAAATCACCTTCTTCTGCTTCTACCTCTATTTCTTTACAGTCGTAGGGAGATCGTATACGTGTTTTGCCGCAACCTTGTGGATATTCCAAATAATATACCCCTGTGAAATGGCCGTCATGGGTATGCCAACAATGGCTATCACCTTCTGAGTATTGCTGAAACCATATGCCCATAATTTCATATCCTGAATATCCTAACTCTTTCGTTATGTTTCCTATTAACTCGTTAAATACAGGCAAGAAAATTTGAACCCATGGCCTGTCAGGAGAGGTAGCCGCAGCCCAGTCAATCTTAGAGAAAGATAATCCATCTGTGACTTTAGGTTTATAAGTATCAGCTTTATCTATCTCAATTAAAATGTTATCTTTAATTTCGCTATGACTTGCAACCTGTGTATGACAAATGCAATCACTAAAAGGTATTTTCTTCACGAAGATGATTCTTCTACTTGCTTGATTACTTTAGAAATATCTAACAAAGTATCAATCTTTAGCAAGATATCAGCAATATGCTTGCTGATATAAGGCTTCTCAGATCTAGCAGCAAAAGCTAATGCTTCACGCAAGTCTCGTTGAGCTTCGTTCAAAGCTTCTTCTACTGGTTCAGTCAACCTCATGCTCATGTCGTTCATGATTGCTCTCCTGTTGGGAACGGACGTTGATAGTCAATAGGCTGTTGATTCTCAAATTTATCTAGCAAGGCAGCCGCATCTTGCATTGCTTTCATACTTTGCTCGTGAGCCTGTAATGATCGTAGCTGGTCTGCAGTTAACTGAGGAGGTGCATTTCTTTGATTAGGTACGGTTCGAGTTTGACCCATTTCTTGTTGTACTGCTTGCATAACGATGGGAGGGACTTTATTTAAAGCATCTGCTACTTCTTGTCTTCCTATCAGTTTGGGTAACTCTCCTACTAGTCCATCCGTGGTGCGTTCAATATTTTCGATGCGTCGTTCTATCTTAGATTGCCAACTTGAATTGATTTTGTTTTTACCAAGTTTTGTTTTAACTTGACCTATAACTGTTTGCCCACATAGTATTCCAACAGTTGTAGTTATGACCGCTGCAATGATACCTTCCATTAAATTAATCCGATTTTTTAATAGTGTATCTACATTACTCTCCAGGTTCAAGGACGATAGCATCCATATCTAATTCCATCGACACGTTTTCTTGAATATTTTCTAAGTAATCTTCAGCGTCTTCCCATGTAGGAGCATGTCCATTAGCCTTCTCGAATTCTTCTACTACTGTCTCTGGCATGACAGCTATACCTTCGTTGAGATTAAAACTAAAGCCAGCTTCTTTGCTACTCACAACAAAGGTTTGCTTCTGCCTGAACTTCGCCTCCCAGCAATCGAGTAACGCTTCTATAAGCTCGTCTCGAGAATACGACTGCGCTTCCAGAGCTATTCGATGAAGGAAGAAGTTTTGTTCCTGTGTCAAGTCTGCATTCAGAGTCATCATTACCTCCTGCTAAAAACCAATGTTCCCAGACTTCGTAAGTACGAGGTTTAGTCCATACTTCGATTCTGGCAGCTCTTGCGGCTGAGAAGAATACTTGGTTTTCAAACCATGCCTTCCACTCTGCCGAGCCTTTTTGAGAGTTGCATTGAACGCAAGCAGGGATCAAATTAGATCTCATACTACTGCCACCACGGACTCTTGGCCGTATGTGATCTAATGTTAGGTGAATTTGATTCTTCCCACAATAAGCGCAACACCCCCATTCGTCTTTGATTGACTGACGGAAACGTTTGCGAGCGGCTTTACCTGAAAGGTCTACTAGACCAAACACGTAACTGCCCCAGTGTTCTGGTGTCAAATGACGAGTTCAATTAATACCACGCTACAATCGTCAGTAGGTATGTTTTTTGTGTTCACTACGCAAAATCACCTAAGATTAGAAATGGCACCCAAAATCTCATGAAAAACCTTCCAACTATTCTTGCTGTTGCAAGCTTGGCATTATCTGGGAGCCTTGTGGGTGGAACGATTGCAGGGTATTTCTACCTCAAATCTCCAGCCGCTAAAGAAAAAATTAAAAAGGCATTAATTGAACAAGTCGGACCTTTGGTCGAATCTCAAATCAAGGGTGCATTACCTGGTTTCGGTGGCAGTCCTTCTAACGGCTCTAGCAGTTTTTTATCTATTCCTAGTGCCACTGGGGGAGTTATGCCAGTTCGTAAGTAAGATCAGTGGGTTCTATCCCTCGGATCGGAGTACGGGAGATATACGTCCCACAGGTTCCGACATGGGCGATTGATTTACCTTTAAGTATTCCTCAAGCACCGCCTGTAACTCTTCAGATAGGTTTCCCAACCGTAGAGATGCCTGGTTGCGTAGAAGCCAGAGAGACACAAGGCAATAACAAGTTAATAGAAGATGATCCCCAAGGAACACTAACTCTATGCACAGGGCCAGGGATGCCTTACTTCAACCCTCCCGAGTTCGATCCAAGCAAAGAATTAGTCGTTATTCCTATGGATAATCAACCCAATCTAGGGGCAGTTAGTGGCTTAGGAAATAATCAATCGACGGAAAAGAATGAATCGACTACAGATGGAGCAGCTCAAAACCCTAATCTTCCTGGTCTTGATAGTAACGCTATCAAACCTCCTGATGTTAAGCTTCCCTGTCCACGACCAGGAAGCCCCCCTCCGGGAGCCTATGGCAAATACGGCACGAAGATCGTAAAAGGTTACGAAGAGAACTCTGCAGGCGAATGTATCACTCTGTATGAGGATATAGCCTTACTTAATGTCATCAATAACTATACTCCTCCTCCTCAGACTATTCTCAACACTACTTCGATAGCTGTAGGCGCAACTCTAGGGGTGGCCCTAGTGGGCCAACCTCTCCAGCAGTACTTGATGAAGGTTGTGAAACCTCTAGCGAAGAAAGTGACGAAGACGATTCTGAAGAAGCTTCGGAAGAAAGAGAAGATTCTGTCTGTTCGAGAGAGGATGATTGAACAGAGGAAGAGTCGAAAGTAATAGGATCTATTGAATGACTGTGATTTAATAAAACCCCAGGAGGCGAAGTTAATAAAACGTCCTCACATATAACTTTATATTTGCTGGTCGGATCCCATACTATGCCCTCCTTAGCTAGATTTCCACAATGCTTGAGTCTAGAAATTTCATAGTCTAAGACTCGTAAATTTAATGTTGCCTTTCTTAGGGCTATTTCAGTCGCAGCAGCGTCTTTGCAAAGAGACATCATCTTCTGATCTAAGGGTCTACTCCATTGAGCAGTCACCCCCATGTTGAGAGAATAGTTGTCTTTCTGTAGAGTTTGAACTGTTTTATACCAAAGGATATTCCCAGGGTTGTCGGGAGCACCGTCACCATCTATATCTCTGACGTCGTATACCGGATCTTCGTAAGTCTCAAAGAATGGTTTCTTAATATTTGCAGAACGACCCACGTAAGGAGATATTGTTAATGTCTCGGATTGACAGACCACACCATTTGTAAAACCTGATTGCATGAAATTTCCTGTCAACACTTGATATGCATTGACATTCGCTTGGCCGGAAGAGTTAGCCACCGGATTAGATGTAGCTGATATTCCTCCCACATCACTTGCCTTGACGACAGGACAAAAAGGGATTAGCATTAATATGCCGAGAACCCTTGGTATCACTGAGAAAATACGGAAACCGATTCTATCGTTGTGTCCGTTTCTATGGTCCTCGTTATGGTCGTGCGATTCTGAAGTCCGGGTCCTGAATAACTGGATTGAAATTGGAACGAACCCCCTGGCTGAGTCAGCGTCCAATTTGGCTTGTTGGTTACGTCTAAGCCTGTCCATTTAGTGGTTATTCCTGACGCAGAAGTTGTATTTGTATTGATTATGGCACCTGGTTCAATAGATGCACCATTTAAATTTATACCTGTTCCACTTACCGTATACTGCCAACCAGTCGCATAGTCTTCTGAAACTATCGCCTCAGATATCACAGACCGCGAAGTTGTTGTTTGTGTGAGCTGGCCGGATGAAAAATTTGGTACTACCGGAACCGCACCTGCAGGTATGACAAAGACACCCGCCGCAATTGCGACATACTTTAATTTCGATATGGCGCCAACAATCGGGGCAACCAGTTTCTCGGATGCATGAGTAGACATATGACATCTACTTTACATTAAGAGTAGATATAAATTGTCCAATAGCAGTTGTACCGGATCCGCCGGCGGTTAGAGACGTAATTGTTCCACCAGCTAAACTCGAAACTCCACCAGCTAAGGTACCTTTTGTTCCTCCGGCAAAAGTCGTAGTCGACCCAAAAGCCGGAATAGATGCGACTTGTCCGGTTGTGGTTGACACGGTTGAACCGGCGTTAATACCAGGTATGGCGTCTCCTTGGAGCCAACTTTCGGAAAAACTGAACTGATTTCCGGGGGTATTTTGCACGTAGGTCCCAGCCGTCATGGTCGCTGCTGCAGTGGCCGATCCGGCTGTCAATCCACCAAACGAATCATTATTGCCAGTGCCAACTTTAATATTTGTACCGCTTACCGCGTAAGTCGAACCCAGCCTTGTTGCAACTGAGCTAGCGCCATCCACAGTGAGCTGCACTGAAGAACTCAGACTATGAGTGATATCTGCCATCGCAGGTGCTGCAACCGATGCAAGTAACAGCGCTGGTAAAACTATGCGCTTCATAGAAAGGATTCAAATGTCTCTCTCTATAGTAGGTAATTATTTTTCGCTACAGATTTTTTCCTTTTGCCAATGTTGCATACGATACTGTTGCCTTTTAATCTCTTGACAATGAGCACAGTTACATTCTTTAGTAATCAACTCAGTCTTTTCTAAGTCTGGAATCACCATGTCCATGTGCGATACCTAGTTCGTGCATTTTGGCATGTTCATCAATTGTGTCTCTCAATTGTTTTGATCCTCCACCAAACGTCAAATAAATTCCATACGTGATAGATGCCAAGGTGATGACTACTAAACCACCTATAAAAAAGACTAGTTGAGGATCAATCGTCATTTCTGTCATAAGTATGCTTTCGATATATTAGTAGCAAATCCTATCAATGTAACGCCTGCTGCTAGTACTGCTGCCGCACCTATAACCCACTTCTCTACAGCCTTAAGACGTTCACGCAACTCATCTTGCTTCTCTTCCAGTCTTTCGATCTTAAGAGCTTGTACTGTAAGACGAGTCTCTTGAGACGCATCTACATGTGAAGGATTGTCGCAAGTCATGATTTCTTAGAAGAGTCTACAACTTCTGCACCTAATATTCTAATTGGCTGCTCAACTCTAATTGTTTGGTAACCACTACTCTGATTGCCTAATAAAGATAGTAATTCTTTCTTGCTTAGCGGCTTATCATCTGGATTCACATTATAAGTACCATCTCCTTGTTTTTTAGCACTCTTCTCCAGGCCAAAACTTGCAAGCGACGAAGCCAGGAGAGACGCCGGAAAAGTTATATCCTGTTTTTCCCCTGACGTCAACCCAGGAATCTCTGGCAAATAATTTAGGGTCACTAATGCCCCGGACCAAGCAACTACTACCAGTCTCACTAAAACTGAGATGTACTCAAACTGTTCCTCCTTATCGTCTAATTTTTCTTTCAACGCCTGAAAGACACCCTTCTTCTTCGGCTCTTCCTCTTGTGGAATTTTCTTATCTGCCGTAGTAGCCATTTCATTTGATTAATCTACATTAATAGTAGACGTTTTAAGTTGGGTAATACGCAGGCACTAGTGTTCCTCTGTCATCATCGTCGTCATCGTCATCCTTGAAAGGTAATTCACCAAGCATAAGAATGCTAACGATGAATACAGATATAACAGGTAAAAATGGAAATAGAAAAGCTAATTGAATTGTTGACGGGTCTGCTAATTCATTCATGAGCATGAGATAATTTTTTGTAGGCTTTTTTAGCCTTTTTAATAATTTTCTGTGCCTCGTCTCGAGACATGCATTTCTCTGCCTTCCTCGCAAGGCGGATTAATTTTTGATGTTGTTTATTAATCGTAATCGTAAATTTCTGATAAACCGTACAAACCGCCCAACCCTGCAAGCAAACTAGCTGCTGTATGTCCTGCTCCCCACTTCATAGCTTTACGTCCACGTAAGCTTTTTTGATAGACAGGATCACTAATCACATCACGAGGTGCGGTATCAGCAGGTTCAGCAGGATCTCTTACGGGAGTGCTAGGACCAGCAGCAACTTCAGATTCAGGAGCAACAGGAGCTTTATATTCTCTCATATCCTCTCCTATATTCATTGGGTCAAAGGTAGGATCATCACTTTGACTGGCATTTAATATTGCCATTTTGGTCATCATCTTGCGATGATCGGTCATAGGAGTATCTGCTCTTGCTTGTCTCCTCTGTCCGTCAGCCGTTGCTTCTGTTGTTGGTTGGCCGACCTTAAGACGAGCCATAGCTTTAGCGTCCTGATCGCTTAAACCTAATTCACGTGCTTTAACATAAGCCAAGTCAAAGTCTGCTGTTTCTCTTGCGGTGTCGTAAACACCTTCAGCAGGATTGTAACGAGTAGCAGGATTTGTCTGAAATAAATCATCTATTAACGCATCAGACACTAACCTTGCATCACCACCAGCAATATCACCTCTTGCCGTCAAAGATGCTCTATATTTTTCGAGTTGATCTTGTGCTTTTTTAGTGCCTGTCCCTTGATTCAGCAAGACACTAGGATCATCGTATTGATAGACATTCTTTTGGTCTTGATCTGCAAAAGCTCCCCTAGGAACTTGATCTGTTGTGTATGACTTAGGAAAATCCCCAGGAACTCCACCGCCTCTATCTTCAGTAATATCTCTTGAAGCAAGTCGTTGTAATATTTCATTTTCGCTGACGCCAGCTCTTTCTGCAATGGCTTTAATTTCTGCTGCTTCAATATTTTTATACATCTGCGGACCTGTCATTTCTTGCAACTTATCTATATCTCTCATAGCCTTACCAACCAAGGCTCTTGCTGTTACGTCTCCTAATTCAGCAGCACGCCAAATACCTTCGCCTGCACCTTTTGCTCCCATGAGATTATCAAGGGCATCTAATATTTTTTTAAAATCTTCATTCACAGGAAAACACCTCTTCTTCTCATATCTGCTATTTCATCCATTAAAGTTTTTAATTTTCCTTGATCAATAGATTGGGTATTTAGAAGAGAAGGAATAGGACCTTGTTCTACCGGTCCGTCTGTAGTCCAGTCTTCGTAGCCAACTATATTTGCATCAGCCAATTTAGGTGCAAGTGGTGCAGGGGCAGGCCAATCCTTGTCATAAGGTTCTTTAGACCTGTCGTCACCTGGGCTTTGACCAGGAGGCTGTAGAGCAAACATTGAACCTAGCAATGTTCGAACTTCTTCTCTGTCGTTAGCAAAATTCATCATGATTAAAAATTGTGAGTGAAGCCACCTTGCATACCAAATCCACCACCACCATTACGAGGCCTGTAGTCAATGCCTAGGTTAAAGCCACCTCCAGTTCGTGGATCTACCTTTGATATACCTGCTTGTCCTGTTATTGATCCAGGATTGTCCATTGTGAATTCACCTCCGAAAGGATCTTGACCTTTATCTTGATAAGGGAAATTAACGTCTACTCCACCACTGAAATTAATATCTTTCTTTTTATTAATCGGAGTTTGTAAAGATCCTTTTACTCCGTAAATACCTTCATCATCTACTTTTAGGTTGCCACTGACGAGAGGAGCTTGAGGTGCCATTGGTGTATTAGGCACATCACTTAAACCTTGAACAGGAAAACCACTGTTGACCATTGAGCTGCCCAATGCAACAGTTTGAACGTTCTCAGCTTGTTGTTTATTTAGCAGATCTAATACTGCCTCATTCCCAGCCATCCGCATTTGATAGCCTTGATTATTTGGCACAAGAAAGAAGACAGTCTAACACTCCCTATTCTAGCTTTCTTTGTTTTCTTCAGGCATACTAATGAATATTTGGCTCATGCTGGAGTCAATTTAAAATTACAAGACAAACTAATTCTTGTATTGTCTTCCGTTACCCGCGTCACACCGTGAGGTAAATAGGCTGGAAAAATTAATAAAGTTCCAGTTTTAATAGGTTCAGTACTATAACCTGCATATTGACCTACATAAATTCTATTTGTATGAGATGAATCGAAAGATCCTGCTTTAACCAAGCTTGGACATTCAATATAAAAATCTCCAGATTTATAAGATTTTTCTATTGGTAGTTGATAATAATAAACAACTGCAATATCACACGATGGATGATTATGAGTATGTGCAAAATCATCCTTATTAAATTGTGTCAACCAAGATTCGTTACAATGCAATCTTGATATGTCGCATTCTGGATTTACAAACTGAATATAACTCTTCACTTCTTGAGTGATGATGTTAGCCAACTTTGGTGCGTTATTAAAAATAGAATCTTTCACTTCCCAGTTTTCTTCATTATTAATTGCAGAAGTAGAGATTTTATGCGTTTTTCCCCAATCATCACGATATTTAAATTTAACTTTACTATCTATATAGTCTTTTATTTCTTGTTGAATTTCATTAAAAACAGGTTGATCGTTCAACTCAAATCTTCCTAACAAAGTAGGAAATACTTCAAATATTCTTCGACTCAAGTCGCTCATAAAAAACCGCCCATACTCAGTACAGTATGAACGGTTTAATGAAAAAATCTAGAAACTAATTAACAGTCGCATAGATTAGGATGTTCTCCAGTCGCACAATAGTCTTCATGAAAAGACGTATTTTCACAAGTACGTTCTTCAGGAACGCCTGGCCCCATTGTGAAGCCTTTAGGTAGAGAGATGCCACCATGATTAGTGCATCCCACTAGTAATACTGCAAGCAGTAATTTAGAAGCTGTACTTAACACCTAGTTTTCCGCCTGAACCAAAGTTTTCTTCCTCTTCACCTGTAAGGAAAGATACTTCACCGTAGATATCTGTAGATTCAGATACTGCAATACTTCCACCAGCTTTTCCTGAAAGACGAGTTTCAGTGTCTGCATCTTTAACAGCTACGAATGCTGGGCCACCTTGTACGTAGTAAGAAACCTTACCAGTATCATTAGCACCTGCGTAACCTATATGAAGATCCGTTGTAGCATTTGTATACTTCTTATCTGTCCAGCTTGCATTAGTTTCAGCATTTATATAAGGTCCTGCAATCGAGGCTGGAGCCGCGATCAAAGCAAAAGCTGCAGCACCGTAAAGGGTTCTTAACACAGTAATTAGAAAAATTAATAACAAACTTTATTTTATATACAATTCTTAATGTTTTATCCACTATGTGCCACTAATTAAATAGCGCACTCCCAAGAAGTACAGCATCCACGCCAATCTTCATCTTCAAGGTTTTGAATGTTAACTTCAGTTGGATTGGAATCAGTAATATAGAATCCTGAATTATAAGATTTAGCAGTGACCACACCTGCCGCTTCTTCTATAGGCGCAGTAATAGCTTGGCATTGATGTCCTGATACTCCTAGTACTTCTTCTTCAAAATCACCATTGGGTTTGATTTTAATTCTTATTGTTGTTTGAGGCATGAAAATAAAGCATTTATTTCGTTGTACACAATCGATACAATCGTGGCAATTCTTTAGGAGTTAAATGCTGTTTCCAACACAGGCTTTAATTCGGCTTCAAGAGGATAATGTCTAAGCAACGTTTTAGCTTCTCTTCTTACTTCGCGTGGTATCCGAGGAGTTTCCTTTGGATTCGTTAATCGCAGGAGAAAATCACGAGTCGATATCACTGCTGTTATTTTTTGCTGACCACTGCTAATCAGCCGTCTGTCCGAAACAGGAGGATAATTTCTAAGTTTCATCAGACTCAAGAGTTACAGGATGAGACCTATTAAATGCTTTTATTTGCTCTTGAGTTTTTTCGTCATGCCACAACTCGACTTGGCGTTCTATTTCTTTCATCCCTACATGCTTAGCATAGAGCTCTGCTAGTCCTGTGTAAGTATTTCTCTTCGGAATAGGAGCATTGCTTCTGTCATACAAATCATATATATAAGCCATAAAATCAGATCTATTTTGATTGTTCCTGACTCGCTGTAAAGGTGTCATTGTTTCTTCCATCTTTGTTTTATTCAGTTTTCTAACGATAGCTATATCATCGCCATTAATCAAGTATTCTATATTGCTTATCAATCAAATAATTGCTGATGGCGTGGACAATTATTTTTAGGAACATAATTAATATTCATCACATACCTAGCAGAAGCATCTGTAGTCGTCGTCCCTGCGTGAAACATTCTATTAGAAAAATATACCAGCCTATTAGCTTTGCTGGTAACCTTATCTTTATTTTTATTATCAAATAATGTATACCCATCGCATGTATTTAAATAAAAACAAGCATTACACATTTGATCATATTCCTTATCTTTTCCGACACAATCTACATGGAATGGAGATACTAACACTTCGTGAGTATTGAATGTCGCATTAATCTTTATACGTATCACAGCGAGAGGATCTAAGATTTTGAATAATTGATACACAACAGGAGCAAATAAATCTAAACGACATTCAAATTGATTGCCATTCATTCCGTATATATTTGGCCTGTATAAATGCTGTAGTAAATCATCAAAGAGTCTAATGCTACCTTGGAAATTACCAGCTGCAGCACCTCGTTGATTAGGTTCTTTAACTCCTTGATAATCTTCAAGGATAACTTTTTGATCCAAAGTCCATGAAGGAAGAGGAGACATAAAAAACTCCTGAAACGGTATAAACGTCTCAGGAGTTACGACATCGTCTACAACTAAATAATCAAGCATGTAAATTTTTAATTCACACTCTAGTTGGTTTTAGAGGTTTGGGGGTGTTTTGTCGAGAGAAAATGCTGTTGTTATTTTCGCAATACTTGCATCTGATAAGATACCTGCTGTTTTTAAATCTGTTAACACGTTTTTATATTCTGTGTTTGCCGCATGATTTAGTAGCCAAACAGTTCCTCCAGAACCCCAAGTCAATTCAAGATCATTAACAAGATCATTGCTGCCATCCTTAACTGCTGCTCGATATTTTGCTCTATCTGCTGCAGTGACATGCGTCATAAACAGCGGTTTTCGAGACGTTTGCTGACTTTTAGCTATTCCATTGTCGATTGCAATACTTGATGCGGCTTCTGCTTTCCAAGTAGAACCATCTTTAATAAAGCCTACCTCAGCCGAGTTAGGTACATTAACAAATAATGCAGCAATATCTGCATGATAGTTTTTGGAAGGATTAGCACATATAATAGTGATCCGTTGCTTGCCTTCGGAATCTGTTTCTATGAATGCTTTCTGAGTCATAACAATTGTGTTCTACACTTACAAGTTTAAATTTATTTTACTCTATTGCATACTGAATGATGATCAAGCCCATTCCACCGCCTTGAATGCCCATCTGTTGTCTAGTTTGACCATCCCAGCCAGTAGAGCCACCACCACCAGCTAATCCTGCGGTGCCTCCCTGTTGGTATTGAGCTGAACCACCTCCTCCACCTAAGACTCCGCCATTTCCTCCTATTGCTCCTCTAGTGTCGTTGCTACTGCCATAAGCTCCCACGCCACCACCTCCTGCTCCTGGGCCTCCATTTCCTGCATTCATCGTCCAGCATGAAGAACTACCGCGAGTACTATTAGCTCCTCCGCCACCTCCTCCGCCAAGGAATATCATATTCGGATCCCAAATAGCTCCGCCTTCTCCAGATTTACCGTTGTTGCCAGAAGGTCTCATTTGATCATTATTGTCCCACCAATTACCAGCAGCGCCAACACCTCCTGCCCCGAATAATCCTGCACCGCCATTGCCTCCTCTTACTCTTCTTTCTCCGCCATCGTAAGGGCCATTTCCCTGACCAGCAGTTCCTGATCCTCCTGGAGGGGTGTAAGTCGTATGTGGTCTGATGCCGTGAAAGTTGATACTTCCACCTGATCCTCCGCAATAACTAGTACCTCTTCCTCCGTTTCCTCCATCTGCTTGTTTATGGAATCCAGGGGCTGCTCCGCCACCTCCGCCATATCCACTACCTGGGTCATTACTGCCTTGGCCGCCTTGGCCGCCTCTTCTATTGATATCTCCACCAACACCTATACCTCCTTGTGCATATCCACTATTTACACTTGATTGTGGATTACTACCTTCACCAGTTGAGTTTGGGTTCCCAGAAGGGTTACTAGGATTGTGTCCATCATTACCTGCGGTCGCAGAGCAATGACTACCGAAAGAAGAAGTTGTTCCTCTACTGTTACGAGTGTCTTTATTGGCCCTTCCGACAGTAATAGTTTCAGTTGCTCCTAATGATGCAATAGCAATCTCTTTGTATGACATTCCACCGGCACCACCTCCGTAAGCATTGCCACTACTACCATAAGTTCCTGCATTGCCGCCTGGTCCGTAAACCCAAACTCTTAAAGGTAAGTCTGTTTTAATATTGCTTGGCTTAGTCCATGTATAAACACCATCGTAGAACTGATCCCAGCCATCTGGCCAAGCTCCTGTAGCGTGGCTTGTACTGGGATTAGCTTTTGGGCTACACCAATATTCAATCTTGTTGTACGGTCCAAGAACGGTTCCGCTTGCGCCTCCAGAAGAAGTAAATCCTGGTGTTATACCAAATCCTGACATGATTAATTAAGCTCCGTATGCATCTATTTTAGTTTTAGTTGCTGCACCTATGAATGATTTCGTGACAAAGTAGTCAATATCTGTTTTAACGTCGGTTGCAGCTAAGTTATGAGGGCCGTAATCAAACATTTCCATAAAATCATCGACAGTATCATCGGTTGATTCTGCTGCTTTTAATGCTTTTCTTTCGGCTGCTGTACACAAGGCTAGGAAATCACCTTTATTGATGTCGCGCTTGACAATGCCAGGGTCTGGAGCGGCAGGTGCGGCAGGAGTTGTGTACTTGCCGTCTCCACCTTTAATTTGTCCTATCTGTACGGAATCATCTACTGATACGTAGTGTTTCGCCAAATCAGCATGTAATACTGTCTTCGGATCAACGTCGAATGTGTCTGTAACATTCCCACCGTCGTCATGGATTGCCCATTTTGCCATTAGTTAATCCTCCTTATGCTGTTTTGAATTGGATGAAGATAAGGCCATCGCCTCCTCTATTATTTCCGTATTGGTTGTTCATACCGGAAGCTCTATTGCCTCCAGTTTGAGCTCCATATCCAGTACCTCCACCGCCACCGGCATTACCTCCTGGGCCTCCGGAACAGTACTGTGCTCCACCACCGCCACCACCTAAGACTCCTCCAGCACCTGCGCACCAAAAGGCGTTATTAGTACTACTGTCATAAGCACATGCACTTCCGCCACCTGCTCCTGGTCCGCCAGCTCCAGCATTACCTCCAGATCTTTCTGAAGACTGGTGATTAGCAGTTCCAGCACCACCACCACCTCCTCCGAGGAATATGTGGTTAGGACCCCATGTTGCCGTGCCTTTACCTGATTCAGCAGGAGCCATTGCAGTCCAATTGTTACTGTAACAAGCAGAACTTGCTCCAGTGCCACCTGCTCCATTTAGTCCTGCACCGCCACTACCACCTCTTCCTGAATAGTTGTAGTTACCCCATTGGTTTACTGAACCCATTCCAGCGGTTCCTGCGCCTCCTGCTGATGTGTAAGAGGTCCAAGCTCTAGTTCCAGGGAAATTGATAGAAGCTCCGCTACCTGCAGAGTAACTATCACCACGTCCACCCATCATGCCATCTGTATATCCCTGAGGGCTTGGACCAGAACCTCCTCCTCCGCCATATCCACTACTTGGGCTCTCACCGCCGACACCGCCTTGACCTCCTCTTCTATTCGTATCACCTCCTACTCCAATGCCTCCTTGTGCATATCCACTATTTATACTTGATTGTGGATTACTACTTTCTCCAGTGGCATTTGGGTTGCCAGATGGGTTGCTAGGATTTTGTCCATCATTACCTGCGGTCGCAGAGCAATGAGACCCAAAAGAGGTGTCTCCACCCCTACTATTTCTTGTGCTGTTACCAGCTTCTGCAATCGTAACTGTAACTGTATCACTAGGAGATAAACCAGTTACCTCTTTAATTGATAGCCCTCCGCCACCTCCGCCATAAGAATTACCACTACTACTGTGAGTACCTGAATTACCTCCTGCTCCCCAACAATAAACCTTTACTGATGTTCCGTTGTCGAAGTTAGCTGGAACAGTCCATGTGTAGGATCCTGCTTGGTTCCACATCTCAGTAGCATTTCTAGGGCCGTCTAGAAAGCCTCCTCCAGAACCAGAAACTAAGCTTGATAAAGTTGCCATTTAAGTTACCCTCCAGCCTTGAGCAGCGTTGTAATAAGTCAATCTAAAACCTACGTTTTTCATATCTACGACTAAATCTTCGGCAAGCCCCATGATTTTGAGTCCGTTGCGAGCAAGAGTAACGTTATTGTCTTTCAGATTGCCTGTTGCATCTGCAAAATCAATAAAATCATCTTCTACAGCCGCAGCAGGAAGGGTGACTGTAAATGCTCCTCCAGAAGCATCTAATAGTAAGGCATCTCCAACTACTGCGTTGTAAGCAGAAGATTTTGCAGACCAATCAAGGTCAGATCCTGAGATACCGTCGAATGAGAGTTTTCTACCCATGTTTATGCCTCCTAAGGTAAATAGATCTCATCAAGTCTCGATACCATAAGCGGTAAAGGAGACGTTGCCGCTTCCACTACCAACTATGATACGACCCGTATTTTCTAATGTAATACCAGTACGTTCCATCGCAGAATTCCCGCCAAGTGAGAAATCGTACTCGACGTAATACTTAGCATCTATAGCTCCAGTAGTAGCTGTTGTACCAGAATCTACAACTGCAATACGAACAGTATCCGGTGTCGCTGCTTGGTTGCAAGCCGACAAGATAACAGTCGTTGTTGCGGAAGCACTAAATAATTTGTAGGTATTAGTCAGGTCCGGTGCTCCACCAGCCGGTTTTAGACTCCCCTTAATTCCCGAGGCCATACGATCTCTATAAAACAGGTGGGCAGGTTAACTGCCTCGTCACTTTAGTATAGAGGCTATTAGATCTCAATGTCTCTTTACCTAAGACGTTTTAAGGTCCTATGCCAAAGTCACCATTACGTTCTACTCTTTTACGTAAATTACTCATAGAGGTACTAGCTCGTTTTATCGCACGAGTATTAGCTTTATCTACTCTCTTGTCTTTTGCTTCTAATTTTTTTAACGCTGCTCTTTGAGCTTTCTTAAACAAAGGCATCAGTTCATTGTTCCGTAGAAGAATGATTGAGCCATCATGATAGAACTAGTTGTAAATTGTCCTGAAATAATTGTCTGCCAGTTTGCTACTTCTGTGCCGTCGGTAATGTTAGATCCGTTAGATAAATGATCGTTGACATTCATATATAAGTTCAAGTTTGGAGCACTACCTGTGGTAACCAAATCATTCTTGAAATAATCAGTTGCATCAGCATATCCACCACGATAATACTGACCACTTGCCATCCTGTCCCAATAGTTATCACCAGTGAAGTTCGTTAAGAAACTAGCTCCTGCTGTGTGATTGGTTTGACATCTGTAAGTCTGTCCTAGATGAATAACAACATCATCTTTTTTGTAAGCAGTTGCAGTTGTCCAATTACCTCTTTGATTTAAAGCTTGTAAATATAGATCCCAATGAGTTGCAGAAGGCGGCTCATTGCCAGTGTTTCTAACTTTGCAACGCCAAACGTTACCACCAAGAGTAACTAAGTCGTTGAAGTCATATTCAGTAGCTGCGTTATAGGCTCCTCTCTCTTTGAATCCTTCAACAAATATTGTCCAATAAGACGCATTTGGTGGAGCATTACCAGTCGTATCTGCTGTGCAAATATAACGGCAACCGCTAACAGTAACAATATCATTAACCTCATATGCTGTAGCAGCGTTGTAGGCATTCTGAATATTGAAACCAGCAGCAAATACTGTCCAATAAGAAGCATTAGGAGGTTCTTGATTGGTATTGTTTGCAGTAGCTATATAGTTAATACCATTTAACTGAGCAATATCATTTACTTTGTATGCAGTTGCAGCGTCCCAATCACCTTTATATTTAAAACCTTCTAAGAATAAAGCCCAATAAGTAGCGTTAGGAGGTTCATTGCCAACGGTTTGTTGTAACGCACGATAAATAAGACCACTAACTCTAACTAAATCGTTCTTTTGGTAAGTTGCTCCATTGTTGTAATCACCAAGGTCTGAAAGACCGTCGACCATATTTGACCAATAGGTTGTATTGCTAGGTAAATTACCTGCGCTGGCAGTCCTATTGATATAGACGTAAGAGTTACCACCGAAGGAAACTACGTCATTTATCTCGTAATTGGTTGCTGCGTTGTAGACTCCCCTATATAAAAAACGGAGTTTACCAAGATCAATAATGGTGCTCATACGATTTCAACTTGTAAATGTCCTGGATAAACGCCAGCTGTAGTTGGCCAACTAAAATTCAGAAGCTTGTTTGACCAAACAACTTGGGCATAGTCGTCATTACTTATTATATTATCGTCTGGAAGCTTAACGAAGTCTGAGTCGCCATCTAAGCGAACGACGTTAAAGGCTCCTGTCGCATAATCAATTTGAAAACCATAGGCGATTTTGCCTGTCGGTTCTGGAAATTCAATAATTCCCGGTGTTTCGACTTCTTTTAGAAGTTCAATAGAATCAAGGCTCATTAGTTCACATCCTCATAAACAGATAACCAACAACTAAAGGTTGTAGTAGCCCCATCATCTACTGTTGGAGCATTTGCTTTAACAGTGTCAAAGCTTGCAGCCTCGCCAACTAAAACAATTTTCTGACCACTATCCATTAATTGAACAGTTTCACCTGCAGGTACTCTTTGAGACTTAGCTAAATAGTGCTTAGTCGTTCCTCCTGCTTTTTGAATCCATACATCACAAGGCAGATCAAATTTACTGTTATTAGAAACAGATACTCCTGCCACTACACTTGTTTTATTAGCAGGAGCTGGGTAAATGCTTACCTCGTCACTAGTTGGGTAGTTGGCATGCCCAAAAGGTAAGCTAAATTTCTTGAAATCTGCCATTAACCGTAAGCGAGGATATCGTTAATAGAGCCGCCTCCTCCACCTCCACCGCCACTACTGACAGTGACCCAAGAGTTGAGAGAGCCTGCTACATACATACTAAAGGCTCCTGAAGCTGAGTTGTACCACCAATCACCTTCTATCATTCCGCTTGTAGGAGCAACGGCTGCATTGAAAGCTTTATTACCTGTTGGATTCCAAGCGGAACCTGTATAAACTTTTAATGCATTAACTGTCGTGTCGTACCAAAGTAATCCTGTATTAGGAGAACTTGGAGCCGTGCCAGCAACTACAATCGTTGATACTGTTTCACTAGGTTCTGTCCACGCCGAACCAGTCCATACTTTTAAGATATTGCCTGTCGGCTCCATCCAAAGATCACCAGTCTTAGGACTGCTAGGAGCAGATGCTGAAACAGTAACAGCACCAATACTTCCTAAACGATCTCCAGACGCTAGTTGTTGAGGATAACCATCAACATAAACAATAGGTTTACGATCTGCCATTAGCTCAGTTCTACAGGTGTACTAATTTTTACGTCTATTTTGTCTGCACTGATTCCTTCTCCTAGCAAAACACTGAACGATCCTGCTGCAGAAGGTGCGGTAGTAGTTACAGCTCCTGCTGCATCACTCAAGAAATACTGAGTTGTAGAAGCATAACTACCCGTATTTTCCAACGCTCCTCGTGTTACTACAGCAACCTCGGAATCTTGAACTGCGTCTGCTTTTGCAAATCCCAGTACAGTTGCTTTCTCTCTTGTATCATCATTTTCTGCTTTGTAAACCTTGCCATCACTTTGGATGTATAAAGCATCCCCTGTGGAAACGTCTTCACCAACAGTAAGGCTCAAGGCAATAGAAGCACCACTACCTCCTCCTCCAAGAGCACCTTGCAATGCTACTAACGCGGAAATAATTCCACCCGTATTTTTCGGATAATCAGTTGTCAATGTTCCTCCTGCCGCAACGATGCAGGCTTGTATGGCAGAAATGATTCCACCAGTGTTTTCAGGGTAAGCTGCCATGTTTTAATTTTACTTGATAATGACAGGAGCATTAGCTGCGCCACCAACGACAGATTCCACCATGGGGTATTCAATACCTCCTTGGTTTACTACTGCTTCAAACTGTTGAGTAGCACTATTGAAGATACGTAATCTTTGAGTACCCCTTTGTAACCACCAATCGTTTTGTCTGCACCAAGATACTAAAGGTTGTTCAGCATCATTCCACAGCATAGGCAAAGATGAAGGTCTAATGTTATCCCTGACGTCTCCTCCTGGAAAAAGTTCTAATCCTTCAACTTCTGCTAAGGATAAAATATAACGATCATAATTGATTCGACTTCGAGCGTTATATTCGCTATATACTCGATCATCAAAATCTCTTTCTAATTGATCTGAAAAAGCTCTAAATTTATCATTCTCAATAGGATAATCATTAGGCTCATACCAAGGAACTCCAGCTTCCCACCTCATTGCATGCATATGTTTGCATTCACGTCGTTCATCGATTCGTCTAGGTAAGCTTCTCCACTGCCTGTAATAACCTACACCTTCTTTCTCCCACGCAGAGAATACATTTCTGCTGGCATTAGGAAGAGGGAAAGCATCTATTCCTCCATTCTCTTTTGGAAATTCTAAGTTTGCTAATGCACCTCCTAAGTGATCAGGGCAGCAACAAAAAAACTTATGGGAAGAGCATAAATGCCTGCCACTACTAGTATTCCATACATTAGGATCGGCAGGGTCATAATCTAGTTTCTTCCAATAAGTTGTATTATTAACCTTAACTCTTCCGTATGCTTTTGATAAATCAAACGTTAATGTCATTGCACTGCTACTAGCAGCGATCAATGTTAAAGCAACACTACCAACTGGATTCTCTATGACATCCGCAGGATAATTATTTCCGCTCGCTGTATCTTCGAATTGGTCTCCTATAAATACGTTGAAGATGCTAACTTGCGTTGCATTTAAAACTCCGCTGACGTCGTAAACTAATGTATGATTTGCAGGATTTGGGTCGGAAGTAAACGTTGATATAGCCGAAGAACTTAAAGGTTGAGGCAGAATAATGCTGCCACGAGTTCGGGTGCCTACGTACCAAGTTCTCTCTGGGCTTGATTTACTAGGAAACAGTGTCACTATATCTTTTGAAACACCACTAACCGCACCTGTCGAGAAACGAGTATTGCTATACAAAGCCTTATCATCCCACGAGCGACCTAAGCCGTAAAAATACGCTTGTCCTAATTGCCAACGTTTGTAATCTGTAGTGCGATTGTAGTTTTCTAAAACAGTAGGAAAGGTAATAGTTCCATACTCTCCTAAGCCAGATGTTTTATTTGGATATAAACCTTTCGCCTTTGGAGCTAGGCCACGACTCATTGATTGAAGACCAAAGCCACCACCTAAAGAAGTAGACCCTAATCCTTTAGCCATTTATAAATATCTTTTGTCAAAGAAGAAACTAGTATTTCTTCCTGCTCCTTTCTTCATTCCAGACTTAGCGTAAGGTCTATCATCTCTAGCTTTAGGTCCAGCAGTAATCATTCCTGGATCATCGCTTTGATTGCTATAACTCGCACCACCTGACTTTAAATTAGTCGGCCTAATACTTGCTTGATTACCACCTACAGTTCTACCTGTTGTTAAACGAGAAGTTCCTTGTGTATAGGCACCTACTTCTCCGCCTGTATAACTTGAGTCACCCTTGTCTAACCTGTCACGATCACCTTGTGTTAATGCAAATAATTCTTGGTATTCTTTTTTCTTGTTGGTATAAGACTGCGTAGGGTCTTCTTTGGAATATGCGCCTGAAGGATCATCTAAAGGATCAGACTCATTTCCCGGTCCCATCCAATTACCTTCATCACCCGGATCAGTTCCACTCCCTGGGTTAGTACTAGTATTGTCATCATCATCGCCAGTTGTATCTTTCTGACACGCAGTGCCGTTCCATGTATAGCCTGTCTGACAAGTTTGGGTTGTGTCATCGTCATCTTCTACACATGTTCCATTCACCATGCTGAATCCTGGATCGCAACCAGGGTCTGGTATCTCTGCAGCTTCACACGCACCTGTAGTAGGATTTCTGGTCTGTCCAGCAGGACAATCACCTACTGGAGTCTCACCACACTCTCCTGTTGCATAATTAACATTCATTGCAACGCCAGTGCTATCAAGACATTTCTTTTCGTCGGAACGATTGATATTTGCTAAGACGGATGCTCTAGCCTCTTCTGACGACATTCCACCAGCCATGAGAGTCTCTAAATCTTTCATCCAATATTCTCTTCCTCCTGTTAAATTCCCGTCAACACTACCATCATCCCAACCGGCTCCTACACCTGCAGCACCACTAGAAGGATCGACGCCTGATAGAGGACGCTTTAAAACACTCTCGTAAATTCCTGCAAGCCAAGCCTCATCATTTAAACCTATATCTCTTGAAACATCAGCTCTACTTTTGCCAGATTTTAATTCATCTAGCCAATAATCTGCTCCGGTAATATCTTTACCCGCAGGATCTAGTTCTCTATTTAATTGATCCTTATATTGATTCTTTAGCCACTCAGTAGAAGTTTTGTCGAATTCAGGAGATTTAAGGAATGCGTTTTTAATCTCAGATAGAGGAGTTCCGTCTTTTAAGCTTTTGACCCAATAATCCTTACCTGTAGCATCTGAATCTCTACCTAAAATATTTTTGTATAAGTCTTCAATTTTCTGCTCATCAGAAATTCCAGTTGTAGTTATTGTTGAAGACGAAGAAGAACTGCCACCTCCACTGTTATTGCTAGAAGTATTTACAGGTCCCATAACAGGACCACTAGAACTTGAAGAAGAGTTAGAAGACGAAGGGGTAATAGTAACGTTGTTAGTAGATCCCGAAGATGAGTTTGATGATGAAATATTATTAGCTGTATTGTTGAAAGCCGTTTGATAGCTTTTAGTTAAGCTAACCTTTCCTAAATTTTGCTCTTCATGTCTTCTAGCAGCTTGCTTAGTCGTCGGATCTGATAGGTTGTCAGACAAACGAACAGTGGCAGTATTAGCAACACCTTTAGCAGTGTTGGTTTGTTCTCTTCTTTTAGCTTCATCAGAAGCATCAAAAGCGTTAGCTACTGATTTTAAATCTGCTCCTTTTTCTATTTGTTTTGTCCAGTAGGCTTTACCTGACGCATCAGGTTTTCGTCCAAATTTTTCTTGGTAAAGATTGTCTAGATAAGTAGAGGTCGAAGCTGCAGAAGACATGATTTAGAAGAAGCCACCTTGAGCAAATACATGAACACGAGTAGTTACAGCAGGAGCAGCTAAAGCCGCTGAAACACCTACATACAACAAAGCTCCAGATGGAACATATAGTCCTGTATTCTTCTTATCTGTTTCTGAGGGATAAGCTGCTATCGTTGCAGCAGGGCTTGCCAAGTTAGGAACAGGAACTGTTAAAGGAGGTAATGAAATATTTGTTCGATCACCTATAGCTACTGAAGCGATAGCGCCATTGGCTACACAAGCAGTGTTTGCTGTTGTTATAGCACTAGCTGTTGTTGCTGTGCTTATAAATGCAAGAACATATTTAGCTGACGTTGACGCCTCGGTTGCAATAATTGACAAACTATCGATGATAGCTCCATCATTAGCGGAACAATCTACTAACACGGTGCATCCAGCTCCTGCAACGGTGTTAAAGTTAGTTTCTGTTGATAATGCTGCTGCGCCACCAATGTTGGCAAAAGAATGCAATGGTCTATCGACCAAAAGCGGCATCTTATTTGAACTTGTGCTAGCCATTGAATACCTCGTCTATACGAATTTTATAGGTTTTTGAAGTTGCCTACACTCCGAATGACTTAAATACTCCGTCAGGCAGTTGAACAGAATCATCTAATGGGACATTTCTCTTTGGCCCACTATTCATTAAGCCTACTCCAGTACTCATGCCTCGTCTTGCTTCTTTAGGGGGCATTACTTTCCCAGGCTTTTCTACTGGAACAGGAGGAGGACTAAAACTAGAACCTCTTTGATTAGGTTTTACAAATACTGGATGCTCACCCTCGATACTTTGAAAAGCATCTCCGTAAGGATTAGTACGATTAACCCAATCGCTAGGCTCGTAAGATCTAGCGTTTAAAGGGTTGTTAGGCATCCCTCCTTTACTTCCTGCGAAATATTGATCAGTCGCTGTGTGATCTTTTTGGTTAAACCGCCATCCGCCTGATGATGCTTGCTCTTTTGCTTGCTTTGATTTTTTATTCATTGGTTTAACCTATGATTGCTTGCCCAAGATTAGATCTTGGATTTTTTCTAAAAGCTTCTAAATTGTCGACGTCTCCGCCTTTTGGAAATTCTAACGCTCTTATTTTGTATTGATTAACTAAATCATTTGCTGGATTGTCAACATTACCATCTAACCCATTAATATTTGCTCCTTCAACTCCCATATCATTCGATGCCACTAATGCGGAAGAAGGTTGCATGCTTGAAGAACCTATACCTGTGGAACTTGTTAATCCACCTGCTTGATTAGCAAGGAAGCCTGTACCTGCATCTTGCGTTAACAAATTAGCTCTGTTGCTTGCTGGACTTGTAAAGTTCCCTGCACCTATAGCAGAACTAACGTCAACATCAACATTGTCAGAGGATGATGCTCCTTGCTGAGCATTTTCAATTGTTGCTTGAGTAGTTCCATTGGGTTGAATAATATTATTACCCATTGCAGCTCCCAAGCCTGCTCCTATGACAGTTCCCATCCCTGGGGCAATTGCAGTTCCTATTACACCACCTATGAAGGCTCCTGGTCCTCGACCTAGTAAGTTTTGCTCTTGAGTAAGGTTATTGCTTCCTCCATATTGCTGAAGCATCTCCGTCTCGTTTGATTTCTTTGTCGCATCACCATTGATTGTATAACTCGTGCCGTTGACACTAGGACCAGTGTCAGAAAAATACTGTTGATTTTCTGGTTTCATAGCCCAAGGGTTTCCTTCTTTCTTTAAAGAGTTTAGTTTTATTTGTTGTCTTTGCCTCGATAATTCTTCTCTGCCAGTTAAATTTCCCGCTGGTCCATACTTTGCAATATTGTTTACGAAATTCTTGTTAGGTTCTTTTTCATTTTTCAGCCCTCGAGCATTCCAATCAAAAGGTGCGGATTGGTCAGGACCGAAAAGCCCTGGTTTAAAGAACGGATTTCGACCTAAATCTCTTTTTGTGTCTTTGTTACCTTGACCCACGAATCATTACCTCCAGTTTTGTGATCCAACAGCTTGAGCTATTCTTGTGCCTACAGCGGTATCTGCTGGGCCTTTAATAGCCATGATGAACTCTGATCCTGCTCGATCAAAGGCATATCGTCTAACTTCATCTCTACGATAGTTGGCTACGTAAAGGGTCTCAGCTAGGCGATCAACTTCTCTTAAGTATATCTCTCTATAATCCTTATCAGCCTTGACAGGATCTGATTGATAGATGGCACGATCTGTGTCACCTGTAATCCTTTCTATTCTGCTTGGTTGAGGTTGAGTTTCAACACGAAATACTTGCGATAACTTGTAAGCTTTATCGCAACGATCTAAGTGTTCAATTACTCGTGAATAGAAATAACTATCTGGAATACGAGCAACGGCTTCTTCAAGACGAGCAATGTCTCCAGCAGGTAAATTAGCACCTGTGTTATAGCCGAGGTGAAACCGACATCGGCTTTTGTCGTAGTCGTTTAATTCCAATAGCTATTCAGCTTATCTCTTTCTTATTGTAGGTAAATCAAATCGTTCTTAAATACTTCGTCCCAATCGACACGAGTGATCTTACGGAGCTGCTCTAAGTTCTTGAATTTTTCACCTGGTAAAGATAAACGTAACTCAACAATTTTCTTAGCAGTGGCATAACCAACTCCTTTGACAGTCTTAGCAATACCTTCAGCCGTGGCAAGATTTAAATTCAATCTGTTGTCTGCAGGGATGACTGACTCAGGCATGATGTCTTCTTCGTCCTTCAGTATCTCTGGTGTTTCTATTTTCTGACCTGTCTTACCCTTGCCTGGCTCGTAAGCTTCTAAATCAGCAAGAGCAACGTACTGAACTACTCC